GTGACGTTTGCTATGAATCCAAGGGCAAAAATCACCGATGTTAAATCAGCTATTGAAGCAGCTAAAACACCAAGACAATTGGAAAAATCCTTGCGGGATGCAGGGGTGAGTAATAAAGCTGCAAAATATATAGTGAGTTTATGTAAACCTTCACTACGGGTAGGGAAAGAAGAGGGAAACCTCCAGGACCTGCTCAAATCGTTAAACAAAGTTAATGCCGACCTTTTGATCGCAAGGATGAGTAGTTAACTTATAACTAAACTTGGTAAAAACTTGGTACTCGCAGATAAACGGGATGTTTGTTTGTAATACAAACATAGGAGAATGAAATGCCAGTATTTACGGAAGATCAAGTTAATAGTCTGTTAAAAGATGCAGACGAAAAAGAGGTAGTACGTGCTATCATAAAGCAGGTAGATGCGTACGGTGAAAATTCAAAACAAGCATATACGGAACTCCGGGAAACTGTAAAACAAATGCAGGATAAAGTTAATAAATCCGGAGAGAAGTATGATGAGCAGCTTAAAAAGTTTGTCGATGATATTATAGTAAGACAAGCAGCCCAGGACACACAAGCCAAGGAATTTGTCACAGAGCAAAAGAAACGGTTGGATGAGATTGAGGTTTTCATCCAGGAACATGGGAAAGGATTGCCGGAAGGTTCGGAAGAAACCGAGGCACTAATAAAACAGTTTTATCTGGAAACCAGGTCTGTAAAACAGGAAGACAATAAGTTTAACCGAATGAAAGATTTTGACTATAATCAGCAGTTGTATACTGATTATAAAAAAAGTCTGGAAATATATCTCAGGAGTGAAGATAAGTTCTTCAATACGCAAAGCGATGCTATCAAAGCGCTTTCCTTGGGTATAGATCCTCATGGTGGATATACAGTAACACCGACCATGTCAAACAGAATATTACAGAGAATGTACGAAATGGACCCGATTAGATCCATGGCAAACGTTGAGACTATCTCCCAAAGTGATGCATGGGAAATTCTCGCATCATGGGGACAGTTCGGATATGGATGGGTTGGTGAGACCGAAGATAGAGATGAAACCAGTACAGGGGATTTAAAGAAAATAAGAATTCCAGTTCATGAAATGTATGCAAGCCCTTATGCTACTCAAATTATAATTGAGGATTCAGCAAGAGATATTGAAGGATGGGTATCTGAACAAGTAGCGGATCGGTTTGCCAGGGTAGAAGGAGCAGCTTTTGTGACCGGTAATGGAGCGAAATGCCCGCGAGGATTTCTTACTTATGCCAATTATGACACAGCCGGAACCGATCAGTTTGGAAGAATTGAACAGATCGCTATGGGTGCAGCAACAACCGTCACAGCAGACGGATTCTATAATTTAAAGTTTTCCTTATTGGAAGAATTGATTGAGACAGCAACCTGGTTAATGAACAAAACAACGTTGAGGGATACATTAAAACTTAAAGACGGTGAAGGCCGTTATTTGTGGTCCCCGGGACTTGCTAAGGATAATTATTCAACAATTCTGGGTAGACCTGTACGAATGGCAACATCAATGCCTACACTCGCCGCAAGTGCTCTTAGTGTGGCCTATGCAGATTGGCGCAAGGCATATACAATAGTTGATAGAATGGGAATCAGTGTTCTTAGAGATCCTTATTCAAATAAACCGTTTGTAGAGTTTTATACCCGGAAACGTGTGGGTGGGGATGTTACAGATTTCCAGGCGATAAAATTAGGTATAATTTCGGTATAATTGGAGGTAAAGGATGAAAAGAGATAATTATAGTAATTTTGGTTTTTTTCAAGCACTGCCCCCTTTGATTTATCATAGTGGTACATTTCCGGCAGGTGGAGAGATATCCGGACCTTCTATTGATACGCGGGGATATGAGGCTTTGACGTTTGCTATCGAAGTCGGTGATGTTGATACATCGCTGGCAACAAGTCTTATAGTAATCAGAATGATGCACGCAGAGGATTCCGGGTTAGGACCTTCCACGTATCTTAATGTAAGTGCAGAGGATATTATTCATAGCGCTTACTCATATGGAGATGCGTTAACGTCGGGAATAATTTTTGATTTTTCCCTTTCCGGAACATCTATGGCGGATCTTGAGAGCACAACGTATATTTGTGGGTATCGAGGGAATCAACGATATGTGAAATTATTTGTTGAATCTCATGGTACAGTCGATGCAGGAAGTACATATCTTGGAGCAACAGCTTTCTTAGGATATTCCAATAATTGGCCGGTTAATGAACCCGGTTAATTCGATCTTCTCTTGCCCCGGAGCAATCCGGGGTTTGATTTTAATGAAACGGAGGAATTATGGCAGAAATTGACAGTTCTTATCAAACAAATGCGGGGAAGATCAGAGACGGTGTGGGATTCTTCCTCAAGGAAGCTGGATATTTTAAATTTTTCGATGAAGATGTTCTTGGTCCAACTTTGCGAAATTTAGCATTTCAGGCTAAAAGTTATAGAATCACAAATTATTCTACAGCAGCTACGAAATTATCGGATCTTGGGGGAAGTGCCCCACCTGTTTTACCGTCACGATATGGGACAATATTTATTGAAGCATCCGATGGCGGAACTAATTTATCGGCACGTCTATGTAGTGCTTATTCAGGCCAGATATTGGAAATTATTCTGATGGCTGGTTCAGTGGCATCTGTTATGATACTTTTCTCGGGAGATACAGCCGGGGATGGTATTGCTGGTGTTAATGTGATTGGATTGGAACACAGTGCAGGGGCATCTGCATTATCATCAATCAGTATGAGACAATCCGCAGCATCATACGCAAGATTAGTATTAAAGGGATTAGATTCAGGATCATGGGCAGTTGTAGAGATTGATTCACCGAATAACATAACGGAACAAAGAGCATAAAATACGGGGTCAAGTTCCCTTGGGTTCTACGCCAGGGGGGCTTCGGCCCTTTTGAAAGAGAGGATATATGAAAATTAAAATGTTAAGATCGGTACCGGTGGCAGAAGATCATTTGCATACAAAAATGTGGAAAAAAGATGAAATCCATGAATGTAAAGATGAAAAATTGGGTAATATGCTTATTACAGCAGGTATAGCGGAGAAAGCCGGGGTGTTGGCACAACCAGTAAAGGAAGTTCCCGCACCACCGCCGCCATCAAAACAGCCGAAAAGCGGGAAAAATAAATGATAAATGAGCCTGTACTGGATATTAAAGGAAATCGCAAAATTATTGTTATTAGTGAGCCGATAGAAGAACTGATTACAGTTGCGGAATTAAAAGAGTACGCAAGAATTGACCATGACCATGAGGATACTCTATTAGAAGGATTGATAATAACATCCAGAAAATGTGTAGAATATTATCTGAAAAGAAAACTCCTTGAAACCAGTTTAAGAGTGACTATGGACGAATGGAATACCGATGTGATTGAGTTACCATATCCCCCTTTAATTTCCGTTACAGGCGTTTATTATGTGTATGAAGATGATACGACTGAAGAATACGATTCGGATTATTATTATGTGGATATAAATACAGAGCCGGGAAGATTGTGTATAAAAGATGGGGTTTCTATCCCGATAAATACAGATCGATGTCACGGGGGGTATCGAATCGATTTTAAAGCTGGGTATGGGAGTGATGCAGAAGATGTCCCGGAACCAATTAAAACAGCTATTAAAATATGGGCTACTGAATTATATGAAGGGAGAACGGATATAAAAACTCCTCCGAAACAAGCGGGAATGTTATTGGCATTTTACAGGAACAAGAAACTGTGACATACATAGCGCCTAAATTAAAATATCGTGCACATTTTCAAAAAGGTGTATATACCCCAAATGATGAAGGTGGGCTGGATATCAGCTATACGGATTTAAAGGTTTGTTGGTGTGGCATAAAAAATGTTTCAACATATATTCAGGCTGTGAGAAATGAAAGTATCACGGATGTATGGACCATGGAAATATTGGTGAGAAAAAGTTCAGTTGAAAGACTTGGTGTAGGATTTTCAGCAGGGTTTTCAATTGGAGTTGATTCTATTCCGGATATTAATCCGGTAAAGGCTGATATGTTTTGTTTTATCGAGGCCGGGACTCCATACAAGGGGAGATTATTTAAGGTGGTAGGTTCTCAATTGGATGAGGAAAATAAAGAATATTTAAAGGTGAGATTGAAAGAAATAGAAGAGCACGGGACCGGAGGCGCAGAATGATAGGAATGAATGTAAAGGGATTAAGAGAAACACAACACAAAATAAGAATGATGAAAAGTATTATTCCGAATGATGCAGTAGGTGGGCTTTTCGATGTTGCTCTTGAAATCCGGAATAATGCAATAACCGGAATGCAGAACACAGTGAAAAGGGGTGATCGCAGTTACAAAAGAGGTTCAAGCAGACATAGACCATCGGCCCTTGGGTGGCCTGCTGCAATAGATACCGGTGGGTTGGTAGGATCTTTAGTGCCTGAAATACAAATGGATCAGCAGGCAGTAAAAATGGGATCGATTATTACTAATCCAATATATCCTGAATATATGGAGAAAGGAACACCGAAAGGAATGATACAACCAAGGCCATGGTTGGAACCGGCGATTGAAACAACTTCTGAGGATATTGAGAACGGAGTAATGAAAAGAATTATTGCAGGAATCGAAAAACTATGAGGATAGGATATTTAGCCACATTAATGAGAACAGGGGAAACCTCATTCGGTAATTTTGTCGGGGGATCTGCTGAACTGGAAGCGGCTTTACAAGGGACGTTAATAGCGAATATGGCTTTTATAATTCCTTTAATTGATAAAGCTACAAGAAATCCATATCCAAACGGTATAAATCAGAAATTAACTGAACGGTTTGGAATTGTTTGTGCTCTGGCAAATGGTTCTACTGATAAAGATAAATTAGGGCTTATTGCCTATGACCAATTACATAATATCCGGAATGAATTATTTAATGTTTTTTTAGGTAAAAGTATTCCGGAAGCCGAGAGTGGTATTTATTATGTAGGCGGTACTTTGAAGAGCATAAATGCAGGATATCTTTGGTATCAATTTGAATTTGAATATGAAGGAAGACTGGATGAAAATGGATTGGTTACACATGAAGTTGATGATTCTGAAATTCCGGTCGTATTAAAGACAATTTATGCAAATATCATATTGGCACCGAGTTCTGAATTGCCGCATAGAACCGGACTTCCATTAGTGGATGATTATCCGGATGTTGTGATTCCTGATGTAGCACAATATGTTGATTTCACGAAAGATCCGCGGTGGGGAGGTTTCTCCGGTGGGTTTGCATCAGGCTTTGATATCTATGATGAGGATAGGAGGTAAGAGGTGAAAGAGGTATATGTACAACCACAAAAGGGGTTGATTGTAAGAGATCCTATATCTAAGAGTATATTACCG